GACATGTGAATGTAGAGACTATAGAATAGTCTTCCTCACATCCATAGTCTTCACCACTGAAGTCACACCCCCAGATAAGTTCTGTCTGACAGTGCCAACATTTCATATGCCTAGAAGTTTACGTTGTCTTTCAAAGTATCCGTGCAGAATCCATGAACTACTGTTCATTTTATCTGTGCCACCGATACCCCATTCAAACTTCACTCTATCATGGTTTGAGAATTTGTCAAGTTCAGGTGTGTTGCCTTTGGCACGATCACCTCCGTTACAGAAGATAACTTCTTGAGATATGTCAAGACATTTCTCTATAGCACCACAGGCAGAATCGTCAGCATCATTCCATGATATCACAGCATCAACCATGTCTAAATGACGTACAATATCTGCACGTTCTGTCCAAGATTGAAAGTACTGTCCTTTCTTTCTTGTCAACCATGGGTCACCATTGAGACCTACCACCAAGTAGTTTGATAGGTCTTTTGCTCTTGCAAAATATTGTATGTGACCACTGTGTATAGGGTCAAATCCACCTGTTACCAGACTAATCTTATCAAAGAACATTACTTCTTGAAGTATTTGTTTATCACATCTATCTGATCTTGATACTTAGCAATAATATTCAATTCACTTTCTATTGCCTCCGTAATATCGGAATGTTCTCCAATACCTGCAGGGTTAGTAAGGTAGACTTCTACATTTGCTACATGCTTTTGAATATCTCCTTGTGCATGTGCTAGAAGTGCTCTAATCAGTTGTTCTCTCATTAGATTACCATCCCGTATTGTTCTCTAAGTATTTTTTTGTAAGCTCCATTAGGATATTCTGCCCTAACTTCCTTTACAAGTTTCAGTTTTTGATATAAGGATGAACTACCACCTAAAGTCAATGACTTTACGATTGTGGCAAGTTCCTTATCATCTATAGGTAAGTCCATTTAGTAATAGTGATGTGTACATTATAGCATCAAACAAAGAAAGAGTCTAGTGTTGCAATCTTTTCGACTGACCAACCAATAGCATCTAGTATCGCCTTCAGTGGTTCGATAAATGATTTATCAAACTGTAAATCGTAATCAATATAGGGTGCTAGACCTAGTTCTACAGGGAAATCGTTGATGAATGATATAACATTCTCACGTATAGGATTAGGATTCTTTAGATAACAGAATCTAATCTTCTCACCATTGTTGATTACATTATATTTACCCAATAATTTTTTCTCTTTGAGGTAATGATTGAATAATAGTGATCCTCTGACATGTATCGGTGTTCCTTTCTGATAGATGGTCAAGTTACTCCTATACTTTGCAACATTGTTACAAGTTCTAGGGAATGCTATATCAGAGGGGTTCATATTACGGAACTCAACTCTCATCTTCTCAATATATTTCTGAACATTGTCTTCTGACTCGTTCATAATGATGCTGATAGCATCCTTGATCATCTTACGACAAGGTGCAGGGGTAGATGACTTGACTGCTTCGATACCCATCATCTTTAGTTTGGGTTCAGCAAATCTAACTCCCTCTATATCCCATGCATTGAGCATATATCTCTTCTTTGCAGTCCATATACCACGTTCAGCAATAGTTTCTCTCTTCATGAACATCTTTTGTTCATAAGCATTTACGTACGTGGCTAACGCTTGATAAGAATCCGAAATATATTTCTCAAGTTCAACCTGACAGACCTTATCAATGAACGTGACGACGCTTTCAACATTCTTCTCTCTCCCTTTGTATATAACTTCAACCAAAGGACCCATATGAAGATAAATGGAATCAGTATCTGAAGCAATAACATAGTCTTTCTCCTGTGTTTTCAGCACATTGTTCATGTACTGGTTGATTTTACGTTCGATCCACCGAATGCTGAACTGACCTCCGAGAGTAATCGCTTCAGCATTCGCAAGCATATAATAACGAAAGTAATTGTTACCGATAGCACCATAGGCACTATTAAGTTGTATCTTTTTCGCCATCTGAATGTTGTTACATCTGGCGATCTCCTTTTCGAGACGTTTGGAAGGTGTCTTTTCGTACTCCTTCTTTGCCTCAAGCATTTTTTTCTTGAAGATGACTCGTTCATTGTAAATTTTCTCCATCAATTTGGGTAAGAAACCACGTTTCTTTGTGGTAAACATGGCACCATTAGGACACACAGTAACATCTTTGAGACCTGATAGATCTACCTCCTCATTCAACAGTTTATCGACAGAAACTGAAGGAAACCGTTCATCAAGAACAGTCTCAGGCGATATATTATACTGCATTATAAGATGAGGGTACAGTGAGTTGAGGTCAAACGACACAACCCAGTCATACATGCCAGGTATGGGTTCTTTTACATAGGCACCTGCATACTTTTCACTCTTATCTTGGTCTTTCTTTGGTGGTATAACTATACCTTTCTTCTTCAAGTCGTTGTATATTATCATATCCCACATGCGAACCTGATAAAACACATCAGTAAAGTTTACCTTTGCGTCAAACGCCATAGTGATGGCAAGTTCTATGAGTTTCATCTTTTCTTCCAGTCCGTCAACGAGTCTAACGTCTTGGATGTTGTAATCTACAAACTTATTCCATGCTTTTGTATAAAATTCCTTGAACGTATCATGTTCTGAGTGGTCAAGTTTTTTCTTACCTAGTTCTACTTCACCAATGTAGTCAAGTCTATATGATTCCTGTGCTTTATATGTAAATTTTTTGTATAGATCTAAGTAATCTAGTATTGTAACACCACCAATATCATATACAAGGTGTGGTCTACCTGTTAGGTATATCTCTTCATGAGTAACCAATCCCCAAGGTGATAATTTTTTAGATGCTTTCTCACCCAACACTCTAGTTATTCTTTTTGCAAGGTATGGTATGTCATATAATTGACAATTCCACCCTGTAACAACCTCAGGAGGGTTGTGACTCCAGTAGTTTAGGAAGTGTGTCAGTAAATCATGTTCATCGTTACATTCTACATACTTGACCATCTTGTCTTGTGTCCTATAAGGACCTACACCAAAGGTCAAAATACGTTTTGTGTTGTAATCCTGTAGTGATATGAGTAACATCTCCTCATCACACTTCTCTACAGTAGGGAATCCATTCTCAGATTGAACCTCGATGTCAATCGTAACAAGATTCATCTTCTTGATATCAAATTTTATTTCATTCTCTGGATATCTGTCAGAAATATACTGATATATGTACCTATTGTTTCCATATATCTCAAAGTTTTCTACACTACCATGACTTCTAATAAATTCTCTAGTCTCTCGAACTGTGCCAGGTTGTATGCTCTGTACATATTTGCCATCTAGTGTCCTATATTTTGTTCTTTTCTTGCTAGGAACAAACATCGTGGGTTGAAAAGACTCCCTTGATGTAAAACTTTTTCCACCTTCATATCCACGGACGAGAAAATCGTTCCCGACCATCTGGACATTTGTATAATATCTCATGAGGATATGATAGCACGTTCACGTTCTCTAAACAACCTCACAAAATTATTGAACATGTATTGTATATCTTTTTTACTCATATATGGTGGTGGCATATCTAAGTATGATAATTGATCATCAGATTTCATCTCTACGATCAAGTCTTTGTCTATGAAACCTGCTTCTACACACATATCTCTCATGGGTGTGCCATGATAAGGTGTGTATATGAATGCATTAGTATCGTTGCAACCTAGATGTGCTGCTAATTCAACAGATTTCATACAGTTATCCATGGTTTCATATGGATATCCTATGATAAAGTTGCAGGTTGTAGATACCCCTGCTTCTCTTGCTATTGCAAAGGCATCGATTGCTTTTTGATTATCGTAAATTCTTCCAACTACATCTTTACGAAACTGTGGATCTCCATGTTCCACACCCATATTCAATTTTACACACCCCAATTCCTTCAAAGTTCTTGCTTGGTAAGGTGATAAAAGTTCTGGTCTTGTTTGTGTAAAGAATGGTAATTTATATTTTGAATACATCTCTGCCCACTCATCAAAACCTTTTTTAGACATAGTAAGAAATGTATCTGTAACAATCCACAAGAACTCAACTTGAACTGTATCAAGAAGATGTTTTATTTCTTCCTCTTGATGCTGTACAGTTCTCTTTCTAAAGAATAAACTATCAGTTTCTTCCTTGTATATACCTGCATTAGATGGTGAGTTACAGAACTTACATTTGAATGGACATCCACGTTGTGTTTCTACTGTGGCAACTTTGATTATCTCTCCTTGGAAAGGTCTATACAATGATCTCTTGTCAAATATCAAATGATCTGTAGGTGGTAGTGTATTGACATTCAACGCAGGTCTCATTGGATTGGGGTGAAAATTTAGCAGGTGATGTCCGTCTTTACCTTGTTCAATCAGGTTCAACAACTCAGGTATCGCCTCATCCCCCTCACCTCTACAAATATAATCACACTTACCTTCAAATGCTTGTGGATAATATGTAACAAAAACACCACCTACAATATTAATAAATTTTCTATCTCTTACCTGATCCATAAATTTATTCCAAAGATAATATGTGTCTTCTACAATCGAAGATATAATAACATCTGGTCTAAAATCTATAACTTTTTTTCTGAAAGCAGTATACATGTTAGTGTCTTCAAGCATAAAAAAGGAGGGATCAAGATCATCTCTCTCCCACTTATACTCAGGAAACATTTGTCTCTTTGCCCTTTCTACATCTCTATCAGGTTGAGCAAAATTTTCCCCATCGTCAACTGGATACCATGTGGCATCAAATAACTCCATATTATGAAAACCTTCTCTCTTCAAACAAGCAGATATGATAGCAACACCGCCTGGTGGTGTCACTCTCATGTGTTGATTAGGATATAACCATAGTATTCTAAGGTTTTTCTGTGACATTCTTAGCAGTCAATCCTTGATAATTATCTAGATGATGTTTATCTGGTTCTATTATAGTAAGAAAACTATCAGATGACACCATGATCTCACGTTGACTGGAAAAGGAAGGCCATGATTCTAAGTATTCACCCTTCAACTCAAATGGTTCTATAAGTTTACAGTCAGGTTCACCTGGTACTGTCGC